TCAGCCGCATGGAGACGGCGGGTTGCCGCCTGAAGGGGCGACCTGACAAGGCTCTGAGGGCGGGACAACCGCCCTTTCAGGTGGTAGAAGACCAAGTGAAGGAGTGTAACAACGATGAAGAAAGTCTATCTGGCCTATGGAAGCAATCTGAACCTCGAACAGATGGGAGAGCGATGCCCCGATGCCGCGGTCATCGGGACAACGGTACTGCACGATTATCAGCTGTTGTTTCGGGGAGGCCGGCATACTGGAGTGGCCACCATCGAGATGAAACGGGGTGCAAGTGTGCCGGTACTGCTGTGGCAGATCACCGAAAAATGCGAGAAGGCCTTGGACCGCTACGAGGGTCACCCCCACCTGTATCGCAAGAAGAAGTTGATGGTGAATCTGGACGGTGATGAGCTGGTGGCGATGGCCTACGTCATGAACGAAGGACCGCCTCTGGCTATGCCGGATGCATACTATTACTCGACCATCCTTGACGGTTACTACGACTGCGGCTTCGATGAGGGTATCCTCAAGCAGGCGGTTAGGGAATCGATGGAGGCCGGCAATGACTGAGCAGATCAAGGACCAGATCCTCAAGGTACGTGACAGCGGTCTGACGAACATGTTCAACACGGGGGCGGTCCAGTGGATCGCTTCCCAGATGGGGCTTACGGAACTTGTCGACTACCTTGATGGGGACAACACAAGGGAATACGCTCACTTCATACTCACAGGCGAAGGCTGACAGGAGCCTTCACAAGGTGTCATACCCGACTCTGCACCAGTAGTGTGTTTCTTCAAATTATTGCTCTGTAACAGGTTGCTATAGTTTCCGATTTGAGGGATATATACACCAACAAAACGGACACGGAGGCAAGAGCATGTGGAGAGAAGGAACCTTGGAGATCGGGAAGAGCGTTTTCAGGTACTGCATCAAGGTGTACGGGGAGGGTTCGGAATACGGGATCGACGAGGGAAGGATCTCCAAGCTGATGCTCAAGAGGAATGGCAACGTCGTCTGCAACTACGACCGCGGCTGGGACATCAGGCCTCGTGACACTGATACCAGGCAGGCCCTTGAGAGCCTGAAGAAAACATACAACTGACAACAAGCACCCACCACTTGAAGGGACCCACGCCGGGTCCTTTTTGTTTGCCCTGAGGAATGGAAGAACTTATGCCGAAACCGAAGAAATACATCCCTACATCCTTCATGGCAAAGGAATCAACCTACGACAAGACCCTGGCCGACCGTGCAGTTGGGTTCATCGAATGCCTCTGCCACACCAAGGGGGTTTGGGCTGGAAAGCCCTTCAAGCTGCTTTCCTGGCAGGAGAGAATCATCCGAGACCTGTTCGGTATCGTCAAGACCGATGGATATCGGCAGTTCAACACCGCCTACATCGAGATCCCCAAGAAGAACGGCAAGAGCGAGCTCGCTGCCGCGGTGGCACTGCTGCTGACCTGTGGGGACTTCGAGGAACGCGCCGAGGTCTACGGGTGTGCAGCCGACCGGCAGCAGGCATCGATCGTATTCGAAGTGGCAGCGGACATGGTACGCATGTGTCCCTCGCTGAATCGACGCGTCAAGATCCTCGCCGCGACCAAGCGCATCGTATACCTGCCGACCAACAGTTTTTATCAGGTGCTGAGCGCCGAAGCCTACTCCAAGCACGGATTCAATATCCATGGGGTGGTCTTCGACGAACTGCACACCCAGCCCAACCGCAAGCTCTTCGATGTCATGACCAAGGGCTCGGGCGATGCCAGGGCCCAGCCGCTGTTCTTTCTGATCACCACCGCAGGCACCGACCAGCACTCCATCTGCTACGAGCAGCACCAGAAGGCCAAGGACATCATCGAAGGTCGCAAACACGACAAGACCTTCTACCCGGTGATCTACGGCTCAGAAGAGGACGACGACTGGACCGATACAAAGACATGGAAGAAAGCCAACCCGTCGCTTGGGCATACCATCACCCTCGAGAAGGTGAAGGCGGCCTGTGACAGCGCAAGGCAGAACCCGGGCGAGGAGAACGTGTTTCGTCAGCTCAGGCTCAACCAATGGGTCAAGCAGGCGGTACGCTGGATGCCGATGGAGAAATGGGACCTGTGCAACTTCCCCGTCGATGCCGAGGAGCTCGAGGGCAGGGTCTGTTACGGGGGACTGGACCTCTCAAGCACCACCGATATCACTGCGTTCGTGCTCGTATTCCCACCCAGGAATGAAAATGACAAGTTCGTGATCCTCCCCTGGTTCTGGATACCCGAGGACAGCCTGGGCCTGCGTGTGAGGCGTGATCATGTGCCCTACGACGTATGGGAACGAACCGGCCACGTACAGACCACCGAAGGCAACGTGGTCCACTACGGCTTCATCGAGGCCTTCATCGGCGAGCTCGGCAAGAGATACAACATCCGCGAGATCGCGTTCGACCGTTGGGGAGCGGTGCAGATGGTGCAGAACCTTGAGGGCATGGGCTACACAGTGGTGCCCTTCGGACAGGGATTCAAAGATATGAGCCCCCCGACCAAGGAGCTGATGAAGCTGGTATTGGGGCAGAGCATAGCACATGCAGGCCATCCGGTGCTCCGCTGGATGATGGACAACATTTTCATCCGCACCGATCCGGCTGGGAACATCAAGCCCGACAAGCAGAAGTCCACCGAGAAGATCGACGGCGCGGTTGCCACAATCATGGCACTGGATCGGGCGATCAGGTGTGGCAACGAAGTGCGCGAATCGGTCTACGAGGACCGAGGCATCCTCTTCATCTAGGAATCAGGAGATACATATATGGGACTCTTATCCAAGCTTGTCACCAGAACGCGTGACAAGCCGCAAAACAGGACCAGCGGGTCCTCATACAGTTTTCTCTTCGGAGGATCGACATCCGGCAAGGCGGTGAACGAACGATCGTCGATGCAGATGACGGCAGTCTATGCCTGCGTGCGCATCCTGGCCGAGGCAATCGCAGGCCTGCCGCTCCATCTGTACCGTCACGATGATGACTCTAGCAAACACAAGGCCAAGGATCACCCGCTGTACACCCTGCTGCACAGCGAGCCCAACGCGGAGATGACCAGCTTCGTATTTCGCGAAACGCTGATGACCCACCTGTTGCTCTGGGGTAACGCGTATGCGCAGATCATCCGAAACGGCAAGGGCCAGGTGGCCGCGCTGTACCCGCTGATGCCAAACCGCATGCAGGTGGACCGCGACAAACACGGCAAGCTCTACTACCAATACACCACCAGCGCCGAAGATGCTCCCACCATGCAGGGAAACTCGGTGGTACTGGACGCCTCAGAGGTACTGCACATACCGGGCCTGGGCTTTGACGGGTTGGTGGGCTACTCGCCGATTGCTATGGCAAAGAATGCCATCGGTATGGCGATAGCCTGTGAGGAGTATGGGGCGAAGTTTTTCGCCAACGGGGCTGCCCCAAGCGGGGTGCTGGAGCACCCGGGAACGGTGAAGGACCCTTCCCGCCTGCGCGATACGTGGCAGGGCCAATTCGGCGGCTCGTCCAACTCGCACAAGGTTGCGGTGCTCGAGGAGGGGATGAAATACACCCCCATCTCGATATCGCCCGAGCAGGCGCAGTTTTTGCAGACACGCAAGTTCCAGATCAACGAGATCGCACGCATCTTCCGCGTCCCTCCGCACATGGTGGGGGACCTGGAGAAGTCCTCGTTCAGCAACATCGAGCAACAGTCGTTGGAGTTCGTCAAATACACTCTCGATCCGTGGGTCATCCGCTGGGAGCAGGCACTTTCGCGTGCACTGTTGGCATCTGATGAGAAGCAGACGCATTTCTTTCGTTTCAATGTCGAGGGGCTGTTGCGTGGTGATTACCAGAGCCGCATGGGCGGGTATGCCACCGCGCGCCAGAACGGTTGGATGAGTGCCAACGATATCCGAACGCTGGAGGACATGGACCAGATAGCCGACGAGGATGGAGGAAACCTCTACCTCGTCAACGGAAACATGCTCCCCCTCTCTCGGGCAGGGGCATTCGCAGACAAGGTTACCAACACATCCCAGGAGGAGAGTAATGAAGAACAAGAAGTTCTGGCAATGGAAAAACCAGAGCGAAGACGAAGGCAGAGCGAGAATCCTTGAGCTTTCGGGCACGATCGCCGAGGAGAGCTGGTTCGATGATGACATCACCCCCGAGCAGTTCAAGGATGAGCTGTTCGCCGACAGCGGCGAGGTGACCATCTGGATCAACAGCCCCGGTGGGGACTGCATCGCAGCGAGTCGCATCTACGCGATGCTCATGGATTATCCGGGAGCTATCACGGTGAAGATCGACGGGATTGCAGCGAGTGCTGCCTCAGTCATCGCGATGGCAGGCACGAAGGTGCTCATGGCGCCTACCGCGCTCATGATGATCCACAATCCCATGACACTCGCCTAT